TCGCCCGAGCAGTACCGGAGCGTGGCCGAGCACATGGTCCCGCGGTCGCCTCCCCCGAGGGCCGGGCGGAAGCGTGTGCACGGCGGCGGTGTCAGCGCGAAGATGAGCGAGGAGCCCCAGGGCCACGAGTACGCCGCGCTCGGTGCGTTCATGCGGCAGGGCCGTTAGTCATGGAGAAGAGCATGGACGCGATCGACGCACTCGAAAGTCTCAGCAAGGGCGGCCCGTATGTCGGCCCCAAGGGCGGTCTGTGGGCCGACGCGAAGCACACGGTTTCGTGGAGCGACCGCAAGTCGAAGAAGCGGAAGTCGAAGGGCAAGGGTATCCGCGAGATCAAGACCCGCACGAAGAGCCACGGCAAGGGGATCACCGAGGTCATCAAGCTCGGCTCGAAGCGCGACATCGAGGAGAAGACGCTCCCCGCGTGGACGGGCGAGAAGAAGGGTACCTCGCGCCGCTACAAGGGCCCCGAGGGCGGGCTCCCTACGCCGAGCAAGGGACATCCGGTCGAGGACGCACCCGTGGGGGACGAAGGTCCCCAGACGCTGCGTCGCTTCAAGGGGCCGGCGGGTGTCTCGCCCGACACCAAAGAGGCGTACCTGGAGCGCTTCATGGGGACCGGCAAGGGCATCGACTTCGGCGGAGGTCCGGGGGGCTCGGGAGAGCCGGGCGTCCTGCGGCGCGACAAGGGCCCGGGGCGCAAGCCCTTCCCCTGGCAGACGGGACCGAAGGCGTCGAAGCCGCACTTTCTGGAGCGTGGGGAAGTGCCGCCGCCGCACACGCGCGAGAGTGCTCAGGCGCAGTACGACCGAGCACAGGAGTCAGCCGGCCGTGCGTACAAACGCAAGTACCGGAAGAGCATCGATGCGGAGGGGCGTCCGCTGATCAAGGGCGGTCTCTACAGCTTCCGCGATCCCCACGACGGCAAGGCGAGGCTGCTGCCGGCCGCGTACCTGTTCGACTACCTGTGCGCGTTCGTCTGCGAGGCGTATGAGCACGAGGTCACGGAGCCCGCGCACAAGTTCACGAACGTGCGCGATCTGCCGACGACGATGGCCCGCGCGATCATGGGCGAGCTGGTCGTGAGGATGACGAAGGACACGAACCTTCGGCGCGCGTGCCAGAAGTTCAAGTGCACCGTCGACACGATCGCGACGCTGCTCGTGAAGAAGAACATCCTGAAGACGCACAGCGACGCGATGCCGACCGACAGCGACAGCGCCGCCGCGATGGGCGCAGGCATGCTCTCCGAGGCCGAGGTGATGGCGTACAGCAAGCCGTCGCCGTGGATGCAGAAGAGCGACTCGCACGTGCACATCGGTGTGGGCCGGCTCGTCGACCGCACGCCCGAGAACCTCGCACACACGCTGATCGACGACTCGCAGGATCCTCACGCGCTCGTGCGCAAGAGTATCCGTGACTCGGTGGTCGAGCACGGCTCGCAGCTCGCCCACCCGGAGGAGGTCGCGGTGACGCGCTCGGCTGACTGCCCGGTGCACGCGCGCGAGATACACAAGGCGATGAACCTGTGGAACCCGATGGGACCGTGCACGTGTGGCGCGGAGCCCAACCCATACGGCTGACGCATGGGGCTTTACGAGGACATCCGAGGAGCGACAGGCACTGGGCTGACGAGGCTCGGCGACTGGATGGCGGGAAGCGACGACGACGTTTCCAAATCGGACATGAACGAGGTGCTCGCGAAGTCGGGCATGGGTCTGCCCGATCCGACTGAAGAGAAGCCCCGCGCTCTATTTCATGATCCGTATTCGGTCATGGATTGGGGAGGCTGGCGACAGCGACCGTCGTCGCTGACGTATGAGACGCTGCGGCAGATGACGACGAGCAACACGGTCATCGCCGCGATCCTCAATCTGCGCATTCACCAAGTCGGTGCGTTCTGCCGACCGCAGCAAGGTAAGTACGACCGCGGATACCGAGTCATCCTCCGCGACCGGCGCGACCAGAAGAAGGCGATGACGCCGGGCGAGCAGAAGGAAGCGGACGCCATCGAGCGCATGCTGGAGTCGACGGGCATGATGCTCCCCGACGAGCGCCCGAGCGACCGCGACAACTTCCGCTCGTTCAGCAAAAAGTCTGTGCGCGATGTGCTCACGTATGACCAGTGGTGCTTCGAGAAGATCCGCGACCGCAAGGGACGCGTGTCGCGCTTCATCGCGCTGCCTTCCGAGACCATCCGGCCGGCGGTATCCGACATCGAGCACATGGACCCGGCCGAGATCCGCAACCGCGTGTCGCACGTGCAGGTCTACGAGAACACCGTCATCGCGGAGTTCGCATCCGATGATCTCGCGTGGTGCGTGATGAACCCGCGCAGCGACCTGCGCACGAACGGTTTGTCACGTCGTGGCTGTTCGGCTTCGAATACAACACGAAGTTCTTCACGCAGGGCTCAGCGATCAAAGGACTGCTCAACATCAAGGGCGCGATCCCCGATCGTCAAATGCGAGCTTTTCGTCGAATGTGGTACTCGCAACTTGCGAGCATACAGAACGCCTGGAAAACGCCGATCCTGAACTCCGACGACATCCAGTGGGTATCCATGCACTCGGCAAACCGAGAGATGGAGTACGCCGCCTGGATGGATTGGTTGTGCTTGGGAGGCGATTCGGTCATCACTACCGAGAACGGCAACTTGCCCCTGCGCGAGCTGGTCGGCCAAGAGTTCCGAATCTGGGATGGCGACGGATACCACGCAGCGCGCGCGGTCGAGACGGGCGTGCGCGAGATCGCGATGACGAAGCTGTCCAACGGCTCCGAGCTTCGGTCTTCCCCGGAGCATCTGTTCCGCGTCCGGGTCGAGGGCGTTGTGGATTGGGTAGCGCAGAAGGATCTCGTACAGGGCGACGAGGTGCTGCTCGACCCGAAGACGGCGACGCCCGACGAGACCGAGTACCCCACGGCTGTCGTGGTCGAGGCGTGGCAAACGGGGCAGAGCGAGTCGATGTTCGACGTCGAGGTGTTCAACGATCGGCATCTGTTCTTCGCGAACGGAATCGCGGTCCATAACACGAAGCTCATCTGCGCCGTGTTCGGCATCGACCCCGTGGAGATCAACTTCATCTTCGGCGGCGGAGGATCGGCCGGCGGCGGAAGCGCGATGTTCGATCGCCGACCGAATGCGGCCGAGGTCACCGAGAGCAAGGACAAGGGCCTGCGTCCGCTGCTCACGCACATGGAGGACCACCTCAACCAGCACATCGTCTGGGATATGAATCCCGACTTCGAGTTCTCGTGGACGGGCTTCGACGCGGCGGCTGAAGCGGTCGAGCGCGAGGCGCGCATGACCGAGGTCACGAGGGTGAAGACGGTCAACCAGATCCGCGCGGAGATGGATGAGCCCCCTCTCCCGGGCAAGCTCGGCGACCTGATTCTCGACCCGACCTTCTTCCAGTGGATGATGGCTCAGGAGGCCGCACAGCAGGAAGGCGGCGAGATGGGCGGCGAGATGGGCGAGGGCGGGCCCCCTGGAGCGCCTGGAGCGCCCCCGGGTGGCGCGGAGCCTCCCATGGGCCCGACGCCTGTGGCGGCCGCTGAGGGCGGCGCTGAGGACGACGAAGAGGACTTCCTTCAGGGCATGCACCCCGGTGTCGACGACGACGACGACCACGACGACCTGCTCGCAGCGAGCTACACGGTCATCGAGCAGACCGAGGACGTGCTACGGAAGAGCTGGTACGACGGCGATCTGGACGGAGGATAACGATGGGCGTGCGCACCAATGTCGAGCTGACGGTTCAGATCGGGCAGGACAACCAGCTTCTCGACTTCATCTTCGATCGGGATCTCTCGGCGCTGCTCGACACGCTCGACCGCGGGACCGCGATGGTCATCTCGATGGTATCCGGCGAGACGAACTACGCCGTGCCGTTCGGCGACGTAGCCGAGGCGCGGCTGGTCTACATCGAGGCCGACGGCGAGATCGCTGTGACCTTCGGTGGCGGGCTCGCCACGGCGGCGTTCCTCACGGGCGTAGGGGGCACGTACCCGACGACGTTCGTGGGAGGCGAGACGCTCTCGCTCGACATCGACGGCACGCCCATCGCGGTGGTGTTCACCATCGCCGCGCAGCTCCTCGCGGACGTCATCAACGAGATCAACGCGGCCGCCGCGCTGCTCGGGCTCGCGCCCATCGCGAGCGACGTCGCTGGGCAGCTTCGGCTCACCAGCCTGACCACCGGCGACCCCGGTTCGACGGTCGAGGTCGTGGCGGGTGGGACCGCGCTCGCGACGCTCGGACTCACGGCGGCGACTGCGGTCGGAGTGAACGCGACGGCGGCGACCTCGCCGGTATCCGTCCGGCGCCCCGCCGATCCTGCGGGTGCGAGTGCGGCCGCGGGGGTCGACGCGTTCCTGCTCGGAACGATTCAGACGACCTCCATCACCATCGACAATACCGCAGGTCAGGACGTGCGCGTGCGCATCGCACTCGCTGGGGATCTGGTCGCCGACCCGGCGGCGTGCTGAGCGCTCTGTGGAAGAGACGCCGCAGGGGGTACAGCACGAGGTACCAGCGGACGACCGGCTTCGGAAAGCGACCGGTGAAGATCGGACGTTCGACACGCACCCCGCGATGTCGGAGCTGCACACCGCTGTCGGCATCGCGTACAAAGCGCAGTTCAAGCGCATGCTGGAAGTCATCGAGGAGTACGTGGATCGCGTCGTACTGCTGCGCCCCGGTCCGCATCTGTTCACGCCGACCGACTTCGAAAAGATCCGCAGCATCATTCGCGACTTCCATCTCGCGTTCGTCATCGGCGTGGTGCATCCCGAAGCCGCAGCTCCTCGCATCGTTCAGGGGCTCATCGACAAGGGGATACTGCCGAGCGATCTCGCCTTCACGTTTCAGCCGCCCTCGCCGCGCGTGCTGCCGCCGCAACGGCTGAGCCTCATCGACACCAGCTTCGAGTACGGGCGCTCGCTGCTTCCGTTGCGCGAGCACCGACGCGCACCGTCTGACGAGTCGCTCGTGCAGTTCGAAGCGCGACGCCCGGTGCCTCTGTCGATCGAAGAGCGGGCGGCGCGCGATTGGGCGCGCATGAGCGCGGCGACGCACATCACCGGTCTCGGTGATCGGTTCTCTGGGGACTTCACAACGCGTGCGGTCGAAGAGGACCGTGCGCAGCGGAAGCGCTACGAGAAGGTCGTGCGCGAAGCCGTCTCGACCAGTGCCAAAAAGCGAACGAGCTGGCGTTCCATCGCGAGTGAGATCGGGCAGAAGACCGGCGACTGGTCGCGCAACCTCGGCCGCATCGCGGCGACGGAATCGCAGGGCGCGATGCAGGCGGGTATCGTCGAAGGGCTGAAGAAGCGCGAGCAGAAGAAGCCCGAGGAGATCTATGTCGCGAAGCAGCCGGCCCCTGACGCGTGCGACGACTGCGTGCGGCTGCATCTCGTTGGCGCGACGCGAGGCGCACCGCCGCGGATCTTCAAGCTCAGCGATTTGGAAGCGAACGGGACGAACATCGGGAAGACGCGCCCAGCCTGGCAAGCCGTCGTCGGCGCGACCCACCCGTGGTGCGGGTGCGACCTAGTGCACG